ATAATACAATTACATATGTAACACATCCAAATCATACTATAGACCAAGATCTACAAGTCAATCAATTGGTTGTAGATCTTGGAATTTTTAGATCCGCCAATCGACATCTTCCCATAATACAAAAAGATCTGTCACAGGCCAAATTCATTGGCTACACCATTGGAAGATTCACCATGCCTCGAATGAGGTTGGCATACGAATTGGACAAAGCGTTTGCCAATGACAGTTATTGTGAATTTAGTGAAGTGATAACCAATGACAATGATAATCTCTGTACATGGGAATATTTTGCTGATAATTACACAGAAGAACTAGAGTGGTTCAAGACAAAACAATTTGTTCCGCAACACCTAGATTGGCACGCAGGGTTATGGGAATACTCGTTGAAACAATATGATCAAATTTGGAATCGTTACTGTATCGAAGTTGTGGTAGAAACAAATTCATTGACTAATTATTTTTTTACTGAGAAAACTGCTAGATGTTTGGCATCGGGCAAACCGTTTGTGCTATTTTCTGGCAGGAATAGTTTGAAAAATCTACAAAAAATGGGATTTCACACCTATGAGTATGTGATAGACGAATCGTATGACACTGCACTGCACCCATATCAACGTGCGCAAATGATGGTACAAGCCTTAATGGATCTTTATCAAAGTTCCAATCGAGAGGACCAAATAAAAGAGTTATATCATATAGCCAACGAAAATGTAAAACTGTTTAAAGAATACTATGAATGATTGGTCACAGGCTCCCTTTGACGATGCACTTATATTTGGTGACGAGCACATAATTTTAAACGGTCATTCCATTGTTCATAGAGATAACTATGTGTTCAATAAAGATGCCATACTGGATCAATTGGCAAAAAATTATTGTGGGCAACATATTCTTGTCAAATTACATGATGGATTGAATCTAAAATTCAGCGGATTGGAATATTTTTTAAAACACTGTTGCGATAACGTGGGCATACCCTATAACAAAGTCACTTTTGAAACAATAAATTTAGATGTAGATCCGGTGTTTGGTCTACAACCAATGTGGCAAGAAACATTTAAACATGCACTGGAAAATATCTCCATGCCTGATCGCAATCTACACGAAGCCAAATTCATTGGGTATACCATCAGCCGAATGACTATTGCAAGACTGAGACTGGCATACGAATTGGACAAAGCATTTGCCAATGACAGTTATTGTGAATTTGGTAATAGCTACGCCAACAACAACGAGTACATGGAACGATTTTACTTTGATCTTCCGCAAAACGTTCGTTTAAAAAATCATTATCGAGACGAAATAGAGTGGTTTAGAACCAAAGAATTTACTCCATCGCATTTGTCGCATTTGTCTCCTCCGGTGGGTTGGCAAGAGTCCTACAGAGAGTATGATAGAATTTGGAATCGTTTTCAAATCGAAGTCATACCCGAAACAGATGTAATGAGCAGTTATTACTTTACTGAAAAAACCGCAAGGTGCTTGGTTACTGGCAAACCCTTTGTGTTGATATCTGGAATCAACAGTTTGGCTAGATTAAGAGATTTGGGATTTAAAACATATGGTGCAGTATTGGATGAAAGTTATGATTCTGCAAAAAATCCCTATAAACGTATTCAAATGGCAATACAGGCACTGTCTAATTTATATCATTCGCCAGAACGACACATTCTCTTAGCTCAAATGTATCAAACAGCAGAAGAAAATATGTCGATCTACAGAGAAAAGTACAAAACCACATAAATAATATAAAGGAAATTATTACATGGATCCAAAGTTTTTTAGAAAATACTCAGACATAATCACCGAAGCTGAAAAAGTTGATGAGGGTTCAGGACCTCCGGGTTATGACAAATCGGCAATGCAATCTTGGTTGAACTCACCAGTCACACGGGATATAGAAAAACAACGTGAGCTAAGTCATTCCCACTCACTTCAGCCAGGACAAAATCCAGTGCGACCTAACCCAAATAACAAACCAACGCAAGAAGCCGAACTAGATGAAGTTGTTAGAGTTCAAGGAATTGACCCGAGAACTGGAAAACTTTATGATCCGCAAAATCAAGATCAACGAGATGAACTGGCCCGCATTGCCAATTACGGAAGATGGGATGCTAAAGAGCGTCGTATAGGTGGATTAAAACCTGGATCTCAAGGCAGTGCTAATCAACACCGAGTTAGTCCAGATAGGATATCAATAGCGGGTAGTGATAATCCAGGTACTCAACCAGGTACACGAGTTACCAACAAACCAGCCAAGGGATTTATGGGAACAAGCCTAGGAGCTGCTCGTCCAGCCAATGTAGGAAAAGGCAAGTAAATAAAACATAATTGGATTTGATGAAAACAAAAAGGAGAAATAAATTCTCCTTTTTCCTTGACTAGGTATAAATATTATTATACAATGCGGGAGTGCATTGTATATTTAGGCACAAAACATTAAGGCATACATTAAGGAGAACATTATGGCCATGACACTAGCAGAAATTAGAGCAAAACTACAAGCAAACGAGAACCGCGGTAGCGGTAAATCACAAGGTGACAACGCAATATTCGCACACTGGAACATTCCAGAGAATACAACTGCTCGCCTGAGATTCCTTCCTGACGCAAACACCAAAAACAACTTTTTCTGGGTAGAACGTGCAATGATTCGTTTACCTTTCGCGGGCATCAAAGGACAAGCAGACAGCAAAATGGTTACTGTACAAGTGCCATGCATGGAAATGTGGGGTAATGATGTTCCATGTCCAATTTTGGCCGAAGTGCGTCCTTGGTTCAAGGATCCCAATCTAGAAGAAATGGGACGCAAGTATTGGAAAAAGCGCAGCTACCTGTTCCAGGGTTTTGTGAGAGAAAATCCCATGAGCGATGACAAAACCCCAGAAAATCCCATTCGTAGATTCATCATCAGCCCACAGATCTTTAACTTGATCAAGAACGCCTTGATGGATCCCGATATGGAAAACTTGCCCACAGACTACAGTGCCGGACTTGATTTCAACATCAAGAAAACCAGCAAAGGTGGTTATGCTGACTATAACACATCGACATGGGCACGTAAAGAAACTGCTCTCAATGCAGACGAAGCTGAAGCAATTGAGAAGCACGGTTTATATGATCTAGCCGACTTCTTACCCAAGAAGCCCACTGATGTTGAACTCAAGGTTATTAAAGAAATGTTTGAAGCGTCGGTGGATGGACAACCGTACGACGCCGAGCGTTGGAGCAACTACTACAAACCCAGCGGATTCCAAGGCGGTTCGGGCATTGATGCAGATGCATTAGCCCCGGCAATACCAGTGGCACAAGCCAAGCCTGCTGTAACAGTGACTGCACCTATAGAGGATGATGCAGAGGACGACGTGGCAGAAGCAACCGCACCAGTGGTAGCACCAGTGGCAAAACCTAGTGCTCAAAAGGCCGAAGACATTTTGGCCATGATTAGAAACCGTAAATCTACAACTTAATTTGTAGATGCTTGTGTCGGCAGGGGTAACGGTCCCCTGCCTTATATATTGTGATCACCATGAATTTTTATCAGTATATCCAGAACTAGCAGAATATTTACAATAATGATATCATATTTAGATCCAATACTGTTTCCCGATCAATATAAGATATATGAATTAACCCCAAATCAGTTCGTATATCCTATACATAAAAACGCCAGCAGCACAATTGCCGAAGTCTCGTTAAGGGATGTACCCTACTATCAACATGCCAACATAAAAGTAATAGAAGTATACTTACGCGAGCCGTTTGATCGTTATGTAAGCGGTGTACAGACTTATCTAAGTCACCGCCCAGAGCTAGATAGAGAGACTGCACTAAAGTTTATAGAAGAGTTTTTATTTTTAAACAGTCATTTTAGTTTGCAGTTTCATTGGATACTAAATTTAGCACGACATAGTGATGCTTGGATGTATTTTAGACACATAGATGATTTGTCTAGTATCACACATAAAGTTTGGAATGCATTAACACGCGACGAGACGTTGCTAGCTCGCTTTGGCAATCATGCCAAGCTACATTATTATTTGCAATTAGACAAAGTGCTATACGAAGAGTTTATGGGACAGACTGTGTCATTTGGGACTATTACAACTCATATCAAAGATAAACATTCTTATTTGTATCAAGAAATTATAGGACGCAACAAAGAACTATGCAATGCCCTAGGCTAAAACATTTTGTAAGATTCAACCCCAACGGCGCACTGAGCCGTTGCGGACATATGGTTTGTGCTCCTGAATTTGCAAGCCTGAGCGAAATGGAACATAGTCCTTGGTTACAAAATTTACAAGCCAAAATGATGAATGATATTTGGCCTCGTGAATGTGTTCGATGTCAAGAAACTGAAGACGAGTCGGACACCAGTATTAGATTACACGCAATAGAATTTGATCGCAAGCAAACAGTAGCTGAGTATTTGACAGTGGGCGGAGTATTGGACAATACCTGCAATAGTGCCTGCATGACTTGTAACGAGAATTTAAGTACCAAGATTGGCAGTTTACAATCTAGGCAATTTCCCATAGTAGATAATTCTGCTAGATTTTGGCAACTGCCCTTGGAACGAATAGTACATTTGGATATCAATGGTGGTGAACCCAGTTACAGTAAACGATACAAACATATACTGGCTAACCTGCCACCAAATGTAACGAGCGTGCGACTTAATACAAACTGTAGCACTGTGTTACAAGAGTTATTGCCTATAATACATCGCGGAATTCAAGTAACTGTCACAGTGAGTTTTGACGGTATCGGTGAGGTACACGATTTCGTACGTTGGCCCATTCAATGGGCGGATTTTTATGCGAATTTAATGATATATAAAAGTATGCCCATTAGATTAAATCTTTGGACCACAGTCAGCGTATTGAATCAGCATCAATTGCCAGATTTGATACAATTTGCAAAAACACATGAAATTGATCACGAATACGCATATCTAAAATTTCCCAAGGTACTGAGCGTGGATAATAAAGATCAAGAATCAATTGAAACATACATACTAGAACAAAAGCAATTAAGAAGAATATAAAATGAAAGTGGCAATTACAGGCGGCACAGCCGGAATTGGGCAAGCATTGGGCGACTTATACGAGCAACGTGGTGACGAGGTGTTGCGATTGAGTAGACGTACAGGGCATAACATACGTGTAATTCCCAAAATTGCAGATGTTATAGAACCGTGTGATATTTTTATAAACAATGCACAAGTGGGATTTGCACAAACAGAATTGTTGTTTGAACTAGCTCGTAGATGGAAAAATACACAAAAGAGTATAATATCTATCAGTACGCTAATGACTCTAGATCCCACTTGCCCTATGCCGGGCATGAGCGAATATTATGTACAGAAGCTGGCTTTAGAATCAGCAAACAGAGAACTAAGAAGTCAACGACTTGGCATACGGCTTACATTGGTTCGACCTGGAAATATTGCCACTAGTGCAGACAAAACTGTTCCGCCTGCAAGAGATGTGCATGAATGGAGTAAATTCTTGTTTACACTGCTTGATACCAAGTTGTTTATCCCAGAGATTAATTTAGGATGACTCCCAAAGACATGCTGACTAATCCGGCTTTTTGCCCTATGCCTTGGACCGGATTGATGTATAATTTTGATGGTAAGATAAAAAATTGTATTCGAAGTGTAGACACCATGCCCATTGGCAACATACAACATGACTCCATTGAAAATATTGTTCTAGGGGACGAAAATCGGTTACGACAAAAAACCATCATCAACAAGTCCCCGGTGGATAGTTGTCATACTTGTAAAGACCTAGAAAATAATAAAAAAAGTTTTAGCATGATCAGTGATCGAATATTCTACATACGAGAATTTAAAGATCTTGATACTGCAACTTATCGCGATGGTAATTTTGAGTTAAAAACAATTGACGTAAGATGGAGCAACTTATGTAACCAAGCATGTGTATACTGCGGCCCGCAATTTAGCAGTCGCTGGGCTGGTGAACTGGGTATAAAACTACCGGTACCAACAGAG